ACTCAGTGGCACAGCCACTGTGTGGTGGCTGCGCTCCCCCTACTCTGGTATTTCCAACAATTTCGTATATGTCAACACCAGCGGCGGTGTCAACAACAACAATGCAAGCAACTCCTATGGCGTTGCCCCCGGCTTCTGTATTTAATCCCTACCATCTCCAGCAAAGAAGGAGGCCCCGCCTTTGTGCGGGGCCTCAAAGCCAAAGGATACGCAGAAAGGGAGGACAACAGAGAAAATGGGTGCCGCCGTAAGGCGGCAAATTTTCTACGGAAAAATCACCCATTTTCAGAAAACCGTGCTATAATGATTCTCATTGGAGGTGATGCCCATGTCTGTTATCAAGTCTAAGCGTTCAGAGTCCCAAATGGAATTTTTGGCTACCGCCCGGAAACTACAGGCATTCACGATTCATAAATGCGTGAATGCAGTCCCGAAGCGATATACCTTTTACATTGGAACCCATTTGGCGGATTCTGCTATTGCGATATACGAGTGGCTGAAGCGGGGCAACAGTATCTATCCTCTAAACCCGCACGAAGTACAGATGCGCCGTGATTGCTTTCTCAGAGCATACGCAGAGCTGCAAAGCCTGGTGTCTCAAATCGAGCTTGCCAATGAGATCCTTCAGTTTGACCCGAACATTCTGGCAGAATGGAGCCGGTTAATCAGCACAGAGATTAAATTGGTCAAAGCTGTTTTGAAAGCTGACCGTGAGCGGTACAAAAATATGGACTTTAGAAACCAGTAAAACTGCATAGGCTATGTGCTACAAATCTTTTTCGTTGTGTGGTGGCTGCGCTCCCCCTACTCTGGTAATTCCAACAATTTCGTAAATGTCAACACCAGCGGCAATGTCAACAACAACAATGCAAGCAACTCCTATGGCGTTGCCCCCGGCTCCTCTCTTGGCAGACAAAGTAACCCACGGGCGAAATCAGTACAAGGTGGAGAGAAGGAGTGCATGGCCTTCCTCGGTAATGAGGTAAATATATACTCTGATGGGTTTGAGCGGACGCTTCTTGCATGGCAAAGATTGGTGGATATTCTCTGTTTCATGCTCAGTAACCCTATGCGGCTATCGTAACCACCCAGCAGCCGTACAGAGTATCGTTTCAAAAAGGAAGGTGAGAGTATGACAAGCGCAGAAAGACATGAGCTGCGGTATCAACGGCGAAAGGCCAGAAGATCTGCACGCAAGGCGGAGAAGTATGCCGTCCATGATAACTATGACTGGGTTTTCTCATACGATCACCTGTATCAGTCCTATAAAATGTGCCGCCGCAATGTCGCCTGGAAAGCCAGCGTACAGAAGTACATCGTGCAGGCCCCGCTTAATGTGTGGCAGACCTACGAATCCCTGCAAAAGGGCAAGTATAAATCCAGTGGTTTTTATGAGTTTGATATCTTTGAAAGAGGAAAGCACCGGCATATCCGTAGTGTTACGATCAATGAGCGTATCGTGCAGCGGTGCTTGTGTGATTGTGCCTTAGTTCCCATGCTGGAAAGGACACACGTTTACGATAACGGTGCCTGCATGAAGAACAAGGGGTACACATTCACGGTAAACCGTCTGTGTCAGCACCTCCAAAAGCACTATCGTAAATACGGCACGGAAGGGTATGTGCTGCTGTTCGATTTCAGCAAGTTCTTTGACCGGGTATCTCATAGGATCATAAAAGCCACACTCCGAAAGGAGTTTTCTGACGAACGCCTAATCAAGATCACTGAGCATTTTATAGATGCTTTTGGTGATGTTGGCTTGGGTCTGGGCAGTCAAATCAGTCAGGTGTTGGCCCTGTCTTCTGCCAACAAATTAGACCACTACATCAAAGAGGTGTGTCGCATAAAAGGTTATGGCCGTTATATGGATGACGGCTACCTGATCCACCACAGCAAAGAATATCTGCAAAAATGCTTAGAGGGTATTAAAAAGCTCTGTGACGAATTGGAAATAACCTTAAATGTGAAGAAGACCCAGATTGTAAAGCTGTCTCATGGATTTACCTTTCTGAAGATACGGTTTTTCCTGCTGGACAGTGGGCGGATTGTCCGTAAGATCTGCCGGCGTTCCGTCACTAAAATGCGGCGTAAGCTCAAGTCCCTGCGGCGGAAAGTCGATGAAGGGAAAATGAGCTACACGGATGTATACCAGTCATGGCAGAGTTGGAAATCTTATGCGGTCAACTTCGATGCGTATAGGACAATTCAGAACATGAGCACTTTGTATAACAGCCTATTCGTTGTGCCGCCAACCCTCTATATGGGGGGGGTAGCAATAGTTATCCACAGCTACAAGTTCAATGATAAGCCTGCAACGCTTTCTCGCGTTGCGGGCTTTTATATTTCTCGGAAAGGGGTAATTGCCAATGAACGAATATAAGGAGGGCGGACATTGTACATAGATGCTCAGACAATCATCAAAGCGGGCAGCCTGCTTGCCGCCCTCACTGCATTTGTCACCCTGACATGGAAGCTCTTTAAGTGGATCGATCACCAAAAAGAACAGGATGTAGAAATCGCAAATCTCAAGGCTCAACACGTCAAAGACATTGCGGATCTCAAAATCCAGCATACGAGGGATATCGCAGAGGTCAAGAGTATGCACCATAAGGACACAGAGGGCATCCAGGAAGAACAAACGCTAGTAGTGTATGGTCTACTGGCCTGCCTAAAAGGCCTTGCAGAGCTGGGTTGTGACGGTCCAGTATCGGAGGCCAGCAGCAAGATTGAAAAGTATATCAATAAAAAAGCCCACGGCTCTGGTAAGGAGGAAACATGACTGTACGACAAAAACAATGCCTTTTGGCATACTTAGGTTATTACAAGAGTAACATTGACGGTATTTGGGGCGACTTGTCCAAGCTTGCCACGGAAAACTTTCAGCGGGCGCACCAATTAACTGTAGATGGTGTTTTTGGTGACGAAACCGCTCAGTGTATTCGGGAGGTTATTGCTTCCGGTGAAGTACCTACTATGCCTGAAGAAAGCGGCACTAGCCCCGATGACGAGGCTGAGGACGATTTCTGGAAGGGTATCAAGTATTGGAGCCGGGAGGAATTTAGGTGCCGCTGCGGCGAATACCACGCCCCCTATTGCAACGGTTTCCCTGTAGAGCCGGATCACACTCTGGTTGAACTGGCTGATGATGTACGAGGCCACTTTGGCAGACCCGGCCACCGGTCCAGCGGCATTCGCTGCACCCAGCATAATGCTGATTCTAAAGGCGTGTCTAACAGTCGCCATCTGCGTGGCAAAGCGCTGGACTTCCGTATTGAGGGACACACTGCCGCTCAGGTGCTGGCTTATGTGCTGACACTTCCCAATGTACGATACGCTTATGATATCGACGGCACCTACGTTCATATGGACGTGGAATAATGCAACATTCTATTTTGTAAAGGAGATCTTACTATGAACGAAATCATCATTGAAACCGCCGTACAGATTCTCGCAACTCTGCTGATTACCTTGATCGGTGTATTCGGAACTTGGCTGACCGCTGAAATTGCCAAGAGAAACAAGCTGACCAACATCGGCATTGCTACTAATGAGGTTATCGGTGCCGCCCAGCAGACCGTACTTGCGCTGCAGCAGACCGTCGTGGAGAAGTGGAAAGCTGCCCATGCTGACGGTAAGTTGACTGAAGATGAAGTGAAGCAGCTGGGCGTTATGCTGGTACAGAAGACTATGGAAAAGCTGTCTGATCCCGCAAAGAAGCTGCTGCAGTCCGCCGGAGCGGATATCACCGCAATTATCAAGGACGCTGGCGAGTCTGTGATCCAGAGCATGAAGCGCTGAGCTTTAGAGTAAATCGGCGTGGTTTAGAGTATGTTTAGAGTGTAACATTCTCTGAAGAGTTAAGATGTTTCATCCCCTAAAATGTTTCACTTTTCTGAAACAATGTAACAGGCGTGAAACAAAAGTGTTTCACGCCAAAAGTCGTTGCGGGGCAAGCTTTTTTCAGTAATTGAAACAATGTAACATTATTTTATAATTGATTATATAAAATAAAGAAATATGGGCATGAAAACGTCATAGCACCCATATATACACGCGTATAGGAAAAATAGCCCGCAAGTGTTACCTTTTGAGGTTGCACTTGCGGGCTTTTGTTTTGTCCTCTTGGTTAAAAAAGTTTAACTATTTGCTCTGTTCCTATTGACAGGAGCAAACATTTGAACTATAATACAGACATATAGAGCAAATATTTGAACCATAAAAAGGAGTAACATGATGGAACTGAAAGATAAACTGATCCGCTATCGGCTGATGGATCGGCATCGTGAATTGGTTAGAGGCTCTGACTTCGATATGCAGGTCGCAAAACGGATTCTCCATTTGCTTAATCGCGGTGAGATCCGACTGGGCCTGAGCGATGTGGATTGGCAAGTGGAAATGGAGATTGAAAAAGTAGGCGTTCACATCAATTACAGGGGCAGAGGCTACACGGCCTATGCCCGTATCCGTAGACCTGAGAAATCAACGTGCGGTCATTGGATACACGATATCAACAATCTGTATGGATGTTCTGAGTGTAGAGGCCGTGAAACCATGTCACCTAAGAAAAAGAAAAGCTATTGTCCGCATTGCGGCATAATAATGACATAATTGAAGGGAGAAAGATCAAATGAGTAAAAAAGTGAAGTGCGACTTCTGTACCGACAAAGAGCATTGTTCTGAGTTCCTTCCTAGCGCACCCTGCATCCTGGATCGTCGAGTGAATATGAATCCTGATGGGACATCGAAATGGAAAACTGCTGATCTGATTAAGGCCGCCGTGAATGTCGCTAAAGGCCACGATGCTCAATATGCCGAAGATGGCGTAAAAAGTCTTTTGAAGGATCGTGAGATCACCGTAGACCAATATTGTGCCGTAATGAAAGCGCTGTACAAGTGATGGAGGATTAAGCAAATGTTTGAGAAAAAGTTCTGCCCCTATTGCGGGTTGCCTCTGTTCGAAGGTTGTGAGTGTGCGAGACACATTGCTGAGTATGAAGCAGAGTTGCTTGAGGATCTGGAAGACAGGTCGCTTCAGAATGCGTGGCAGCAAGATTTAATCGATATGTACCGCCAGGAGAGATAAGGAGGAAATTGAAAAATGCTGAAAACACTTAGCTGGACTGAGTTTAACATTTTAGGGCTGCTGGGATTCGGTGCTACGGTTCCCGCTAACGGCACTGTATGCCTGATTGCCCGTGATATCGGGGGTAAGCGGATTGTTGGCGTTGCCCGCTTCGTTCGTAAGGGTTTGTCCGTCCACTTTGAGAGAGAGGATGGAACCCGGTACAGCCTCTGGAATATCAGCGGTTGGATGGACGCAAAGCCGCTGGCTGACTTCCTCAAAAACCCCACCGCTACGCTCTACGCATGAGGGCTACACAAAAGCATAGAAAAATCCCGCAAGATTACTCTTGCGGGATTTTTACTGTTATTGCAAACACATGGCTAAACCACACAATCGGGTGTTCGTATGTGTTTGTCATGGCAGACCATGGCGCACAGCAGCCGAACACTTCACCTTCCGTTACCGCGTCAATTTCAGCCAGTGTAACAGTGCGGCTGTCGCCGGAATAGTTAAATGTCAATATGATTTTATCGTCATAGAGGTAGATTGCATTGACAAAAGTAGCTACTAATCTCTTTTGGCATTCAACGTTTTCAAAATCATATTTTTTGAACTCGTGCAAGAAAAACAAAATGTGTTCTTTGGTCAGCTTAAATACCTGAGTGATTTCTATTTCTGCTGTCGCCTGCAGCAGTGCTTCCCGCTGTTCTTCCAGTTCATTCATTCTTTTTGACAGAGCTGGATTAAACATACCGGCTTCGATGGCCTTTACGATGTTACCGATGCCCAACTCTACATCTTTGAGTTTATCCCGGATGATTCTTAATTCTTCCTCCGCTGCGTTCTGTTTCATGTAGTACTGGTATGTATTATCGGCTATAAATTCTAAGAGTTTATCATTGGCAAGGATCTTCTTAATTTCCCGAAGCACAATCCCCTCAATCCAGTCTTGCCGTACCGCCTTTTTGTCGCAGGCCTTGAACCGCTTTCGTTTGGAGCAGATGTAGTAGTTGTATGTTGTTCCACTCTTACTTGTACCACATTCACCCACCATGGCTGTTCCGCATTTACCGCAGAATAGCTTATCCGTGAGGATGTAATCCGCATGGCTCCATTTATGAGACGGGGCACGTTTATTGATTTTCATAAGCTCCTGCACCTTATGGAAAAGTTCGGGCTCTATGATCTGAGGCATACCGCCCTCTGTGCGCGTACCGTTGTGGATATAGACACCGGTATACTTTTCGTTATTGAGTATGGAATATAAGCTATTCTTGCTGAAAGGCTTACCTTTAACGGTGGTGAGGCCCTGGGAATTAAGGTGATTGATAATCTCTGTTACCGTAGATCCTTCAGCGTACATGGAGAAAATCAGTTTAACCGTAGGGGCGTTCTTAGGATCGATAATGTACTTCTTATCTTTATCGGTAAGATAGCCTAACGGGCGCACACCACCAACAGATTGACATTTTTGGACACTGATAGCCTGTCCTCTTCGGACGTTTTGAGAAAGCTGCAGACTGTAATACTCTGCAATACCCTCAAGGACGCTTTCGAGGATAACGCCCTCTGGGCTATCGGGGATGTTCTCTGCTACATATTCAACTCTAACACCATTTTTCTTGCACCTGATCTTGTTAAGGGCTATCTCTTCACGGTTGCGGCCAAAGCGGTCAACTTTCCACAGGATGATAACTTGGAACTGCTTTTTGGCAGTGTCTTTTAACATCTGTTGAAATTCATCACGTTTATCAGTCCTGCCAGACTGTGCCCGGTCAACGTATTCATGCACAACACGGTAGCCCTTTGCCGCTGCATAAGCATATGCTTTTTCAAGCTGGCCCTCGATGGACTGCTCTCCCTGGGAGTGGCTAGAATACCGGGCGTAAATAACTGCGTTGATTTTCTCCGCCGCCCATGGATAATTTGGGTGTTTTAGGACTTCCATGTGTTCACTTCCTCTCTTGCCTCCGGCTCTGCCGGGGGCATTTTTTATGCTCTCAGATAATCGCCAACATTATCCTGAAATTTTCCTTTGAGAATCAAGCCAAGATCATGCCACCAACCGAAAAAGCACAGGCCTAAGGTGCAACAGTATAAGATAGCTTTTCCGTACCTACCGACATAGACATAATGCAGGCCGATATACCCACCGACAATACACCAGAAAAAAGCTGTCCATTTTTTCTTACTACTTGTCACAGTAACATAATTGCGCTTTGCCATTTCAAAAAACCTCCGCATTAAAGTCTACGCCTTGTCTATCGATCCAATAAGACAGAGCTGTTTTTATTAAATCCTCCGGGAGGTCAAAATAATCCGCAAGCTGCCAAAGTTCTGTACAGCCAGCAGTAAACGCCTCCTGGAACTGTCCCACGGTTAAATAATTCTGAGCTACCCATCGATTTGCACGATACTCACTACGCTCTACAAGCTCATAGGGGCTATTTACTTTATGTAAAGCCCCCGTCGCCGCATGGCCGGTTTCGTGGCAACATACACCTTTTAGCAGCCGCGTGGACTGGATCTTGGCAATATCCAGGAAAATAGCATAATACTCCCCATCCCGTATTGTAGCACCCTCGCTAGGGGCGTTGTAATACGGGATTATGTCTATGTCATGCGCTTCGCAGTAATCGTAAAAATGGTATAGCTCAAACACGGTTATTTCTCCTGTTTTTTTGCCCGCCTTTCTCGCATGATACGAACCATGTCACGGACTGTCTCTTTATCGTCTTCGTCCAGTTCTTTGTAGTCGCCATAAAAAGCGATATCAACATCTTCTAAAACATCTTTTGTGGAGTCCATAGTTTCATCTTTTGACAAAGCACCCAGATCCGCTGTTCTGCCAAACAGGTAATCAACCGATACTCCGAAGAAATCGGCAATCAACGCTGCAGTTTTTGTATCGGGTCCAGCGTCTATGCCTTCTTTATATTTTTTTCGCCAGTATGAAACCGACCCTTTGCTGAAACCAATGGCCGCGCTTGCGCCGGTAGGGGTTAACCCTCTTTCTTTGCAGAGCTTTTCGTAAACGTCAAAAAACATGGTGCAAATCTCCCTTTGAAAAAAGTTCAAATATTTGCTCCCCTCCTCTTGACAAGTTCAAACTCTTGCTCTATAATGTAGCCATCAGGAGCAAATATTTGAACTCTCTCGTAAAACACAAATTGAACTGCAATTCTAGTAAGTGTACGACGGGGGCAATGCTGGATAGTTGGCCCTTCTAGCATACCACATGAGTTCAAATATTTCAACTCCTAAAGGACAAATATTTGAACGGAGGTGAATTATTTTTGTTTGACGAATGGGCTGCCAATACCGTGGGCCGTATGCACCGTGCAGGAATTACGGGAAAAATGCTTGCCGAGGAATGCGGATTTTCTAATTCGTACATTTCCACGGTGCTGCACTGTAAGAAGGGCGACGATAACACAAGGCAGCGTATCGATGAAGCGATTTCTCGCATTGAAGCCCGAAAGCGTGAGGGTGTTTCTTGACCCAATGCTAACACAAACCCCGTCCAATAAAACGGACAGAAAGGAGGCGTCGCATGGGCGCTGTTAAGGTTGTCAGAGCGGACGCCTCTGAAACCCCTATTTGTATAGATACCTCTCAGATTCCCGCTGTTGAGGTAATGCTTCTGAGTGCTACCGTTCTGAAAGCGGTGCAAGCATTCTATGAAGACCCCGAAAACCAACGCCGCTTTCAAGAGTGGCTGAATGAAAGAAATGGAGGCAAAACCATTGTTTGAAGTCAAAGTTACCGTAGAAATCCCCGGCCTGCCCGAAGCAATCAATAAGCTGGCCGAAGCTGTGCAGAGTAGCTCCTGCCACTGTGCCAATGAAACCCTTGGCACCCATGCCCCTGTCGCTTACATGAACACCGCACCCGCTCAGCAGATTCTCGTCCCCGATAACGGCGTGATTGCTGCCCCTTTTACTCCCTCTGTTTCCTCTGTGAACGCCCCCACCCCTGCGGTCATGCCCACTGCCCCGGTAGCTGCGGCTGCGTCCTCTCCCGTTGTTGAAGCCCCTGCTGCTGTCACTCCTGCTCCTGCGCCCGCCCCTGTGGCACCCAGCTACACCATGGACGATATTGGCCGCGCCGGTGCTACTCTGATCGATGCTGGCAAGATGCCTCAGCTCATTGCCCTGCTGGGTAAGTTCGGTGTCCAGGCTGTAACTCAGCTCAAGCCTGAGCAGTTTGCATCCTTCGCTGAAGAGCTGAGATCCCTGGGTGCAAAGATCTAAAAAGGGAGGGAGATAAATGCCTACTCCCAATGCACACGCCCTCCTGAGTGCTTCCAGCGCCCACCGCTGGCTGAAATGCACCGCCGCCCCCCGGTTTGAGGAAAACTTCCCCTCCGGGACAAGTGAATACGCTGAGGAAGGAACTCTGGCCCACAGTATTTGTGAGTTGTACGGGCGTAAGAAATTTACGGTCATGTCTACTCGCAAATTCAACTCTGAACTGAAGAAGCTGCAGGCGCATCCTCTTTTCTGTGAAGAGATGATTCACACTGCGGAGGCTTATGTTGAGTATCTGACTGAAAAGGCAATGGGCTACACGAAAATGCCGCACGTTACCTTTGAGGTTAGAGTGGATCTTACCGACTATATCCCGGACGGTTTCGGTACTTGCGACAACGCTATGATCGGTGATTCCACTCTGCATATCACGGATTATAAGCACGGTAAGGGCGTAAGAGTCGAAGCCAAAGGCAACCCTCAGATGCGCTTGTATGCGCTGGGTGTTTTGAAGCTGTATCTCCCCATCTACGGCGATACGATCAAAAATGTCAGTATGGGTATCTGCCAGCCCCGGCTGTCTGACACAGCAAGTGAAGACACTATGACCGTAGAAGAATTGCTTGCATGGGGCGAAAGTATTAAACCCACCGCACAGGAGGCATATAACGGTCCTGGTACTTTTTGTCCCGGCGATCATTGCCGCTTCTGTCGCGGTAAGGTCCAGTGCAGAGCAAGATCTGAAAAGTTCAGCGCATTTGCTGATTTTAAGGGTTGTGTTCCTGCTGGTAAAGTTCCTGCTGCTCAGGCCAGTCTCCCGGCTGAAGCTCGTTCCATTCTTGGTCTGCCGCCCGTTTTGACTGATACTGAAATCGGTAAACTGCTGGAAGATGCCGCAGGCTTGGTCAAGTGGTATGAAGAACTGCAGGAATACGCTACAGGCGCTCTGCTGTCCGGTAAGGATATTCCCGGCTGGAAGCTCGTTGCCGGTAAGAGCAACAGGGCATTTAAGAACACCGATGAAGCAATCAATGCGGTAAAGGCCCTGGGCTACGATGAAGCGTTGCTTTATGACCGCAAGCCTAAGACCCTTACTGAAATTGAAAAGCTCCTGGGTAAAAAGGTATTCGCTGAAGCTATGGCGGATCATGTTACAAAGCCTATGGGCAAACCTACACTCGCGCCGATGTCTGATAAACGGGAGCCGTATAACTCCGCTGCCGCGGACTTTGCGGGTGTGGCAAACAAATAAAGAAATAATCGGAGGCAAATAAAAATATGAGCAATATCGAAATCCAGATTGAGGCCCTGCGCCGTTGTGTTCCCAACGACGTTGTGTTCCCAACGACGCCTATGAAAAGGCCCTCGCAGAGCTGCAGGGCGAAGCCCCTCCCACCAAAAACACGTCCTGTAATGCAGAGGAACTTATTCAGAGAGTGATTATGGATCTGGCAGTTCCTGCCCACATCAAGGGCCACCCCTACATCGTCAGAACCATAGAACTGTTGGTAGATAATCCTGATCTGATTAACCGTGTCACCAGCGAACTCTACCCTACTATCGCAAAAGAGTTCAACACCACTGCTTCCCGCGTGGAAAGAGCAATCCGCCACGCCATTGAAGTTGCTTGGAGCAGAGGTGATGTGGACGTGCAGATGGAGTATTTTGGCAACACCGTATCTCCCTCTCTTGGTAAACCCACCAACAGTGAGTTCCTGGCTCAGGTTGCCAACGTGATCCTCCGCAAACTCAAGTACGGTAAGTAACGCGGGAGGTTATGCGATATGAGCCTTTCCGAAAAGCCCCTGCTGCCTAAGAGCGCCCCCCCCTGTCACTATCACGATGATTGCGTTGCCCGTCAGGAAGGGAAATGCAGAATCTTGAGATCAAACAATTTCGGTGGTCGTGATTGCCCTTTTTATAAAAATGCGGCGCATATCAAGGCTGACCAGAAATTGATCCAGAATCGTAGAGCTGCGAAATCGTCTAATCGATAATTCGATAATCTGTAATTAAGGAGATTTTTTATGTATCAGAATGATCCTCAGAGAGTTTTGACCGGCGAAGTTCGCCTGTCTTATGTAAACCTCGTTACCCCTCGTCCTCCTAAGGACAACCCCCAGGGTACGCCCAAATACAGCGTTACCCTGCTGATTCCCAAAACCGACACCATCACCCTGACGGATATCCGCAATTCTATTCTTGCTGCCGCAGAAGCCGCCACCCCTGGCCCTTGGAAGGGTTTCCGGCTGCCCGATGATCGGCTGTTTTCTATTCTGCATGATGGTGACGGCGTGAATAACAGCGGCAAACCCTATGGCCCCGAATGCAAGGGGCATTGGGTACTGTCTGCGAATACCACCCAGAAGCCCGATGTTGTGGATCAGAGCAACATCAACGTGTCTCTGGCTCCTACCGATATCTACAGCGGTATGTATGGCCGTGTCACCATTCGTTTCTACGGCACTGACAAGGGCGGCAATAAGATGTGCTGCGGTCTGGGCAACGTTATGAAGACCCGTGATGGTGAGCCTCTGTCTGGTGGTGCTTCCGCCGCAAGTGACTTTGCAGGCGTTGGTCAGAGTGTGGATAACGTTGCTGCAGTTCCTGGCTACGGATACGCTGCCCCTGCTCAGACTCCCGCATACGCGGCTCCTGTTCAGTCTCCCGGCTATGGTTATTCCACACCCACTGGCGGCATCAACCCTCTCACCGGCCTGCCCATGTAAGAGAGTATAGGCGTGGGAGCTACACGGCCCCACGCCACATCGAAAGGAGATCCTATGAGAAAAATCATTGCAATTTTTCTGGCACTGGTAATGGTGCTGGTGTTTATCATTCCTCTGTGCGCCTGTGATTCCACTGCGTATGCTGTTTCCTATGACACTCAGGACGATATCGACGCTCAGATGAATGTCGCAAGTAATCTGGCGGCATCCCAGAGTACGCCCACTGACATTGACTATTCCTTGGAACGCTATAACCTGATTCGCCGTGCATACTGGGTAAACGGTCAGCGCGAAAAGGCAAATATGCTGATCTGTGATATCGAAAAGCCTTTGGGCTATATTGTTCTTTTCTCCGGTAATACCACCGTCGGCAGTTTCGTAGTCGATGGTAAGGTATCTAGTTTGAACAGTTTCCTCACCCCTGGCAGCGTAGACGATACCTACGGTAACGGTAGCGCCGGTTATACCACAATTACAACTGAAATGGCCGATGTTGACGGCTCCTACGGCGAGAATGACTCCGGCATTTTCTTCTTCACCCCTGATGGTAAGTACATCGAATGGACCGGCTCCTATTTGTATTCTGATATTCCATTTGAGGTCGCTGATCCTGTTGTGTCCTATGAGGTGGCTGGATGAAAAACGCTCTCGCAGTGTTTCTGGCCCTGATTCTGCTTGTTAGCTTCATCGGTGTCCCTGTATTCTTCAATGCCACTCCGATGGGTAAGGCAATGTGGAATAACTGGTTTTTTGCTGTACAGAAAGCTGACGATGCTACACGGTACAGCACTCGCAAAGAGGTTGAAGATAAGTGCAGATCGATGATCGCCAGCTATACCAGTGACCAAAAGACCTATGAGCTGTACAAGGATAGCGAAAGCGAGGAAAAGCAGTCCTGGGCGGAACAGGCCCGGATGCGGGCAAACAAGACTGCTGCCAGTTATAACGAATATGTTCTTAAAAATTCCTTCGTTTGGGATGGAAACATTCCTGCTGACATTCTGAGTACGCTGCCCTATCTGTAAACGGAGGGCTTATGATCCACCATTTATCCATTGACCTTGAAACCTATTCAAGTGTCAACATTAAAAAGTCTGGCGCTCAGGCATATTTCCGCAGTCCTGACTTTGAGATCCTGCTTTTTGCATACAGCCTTGATGGTGGCCCTGTATCTGTAATCGATATGGCTTGCGGTGAACGTATTCCCTGGTGGCTCTATGATGCACTCACCAACCCGGATTACATCAAACACGCATACAATGCACCGTTTGAATGGGGCTGTCTGAACCGCCACTTAGGTATTAAGCTGCCCCCTAGTCAGTGGAGGGATACAATGCTGCACGGCCTGTATTGTGGCTATACGGCGGGCTTGGGGGCTACAGGACAGGCTTTGGGATTGTCTGAGGATAAGAAGAAGTTGAATACCGGTGCTGCGCTGATTCGCTATTTCTGCGTCCCCTGTAAGCCCTCAAAGTCCAACGGCGGCAGAACAAGAAACCTTCCTCACCATGACCCCGAACGATGGCGACTCTTCAAAGAGTATAACGCGCAAGACGTTGTTACTGAAATGGAGATTGCGCGCCGCCTATCCGCTTTCCCTGTTCCTGACTTCGTACAGAAGCAGTGGGAAACGGATCTGATTATCAATGATCGCGGCGTTGCCGTTGATATGGATTTCGTTCACGGAGCGCTGCAGATGGGCGAAACTGTTCGATCTTCTCTGACTGATGAAGCTATCAATCTGACCGGGCTTTATAACCCTAACAGCGTTAAACAGCTTACCGGCTGGCTGCAGGAGGAAACCGGTGAGGAAGTTCAGAACCTCCGAAAAGAAACGGTTACCCAAATGCTGGGACGGGATGCTAATAGCGATACTGTTCAGAGGGTCCTTGAGATCCGGCAGGAGCTGGGAAAAAGCTCCACTAAGAAATACGATGCCATTGAGCATTGCGTGTGTCCTGACGGACGTGTGCGTGGCCTGCTTCAGTATTACGGTGCCAACCGTACCGGACGCTGGGCTGGGCGATTGGTGCAGGTGCAGAATTTGCCACGAACCTACACAGAGCCGCTTGAGTTGGCCCGTGAATTGGTGAAAGGACGAAAGCTGGATGCGCTGCGACTGATTTACGGCAGGCCTAATGATACCCTATCTCAGCTTATCCGTACTGCCTTTGTATCCGCCCCCGGCCACATTCTTATCGATGCTGACTTTTCTGCAATCGAGGCTCGCGTTATTTCCTGGCTTGCGGATCAGGAATGGCGGCTTGAGGTTTTCAGAACCCACGGCAAGATCTATGAGGCATCTGCGTCTCAGATGTTTAATGTCCCCCTGGAACGCATTAAGAAGGGCAACCCTGAGTATGAGCTTCGGCAGCGCGGTAAAGTCGCAGAGCTGGCCCTTGGCTATCAGGGCAGCGTATCGGCAATGCGGGCTATGGATACCGGGCACCAGTTGGATAGCCTTTCCGATGATGAAGTAAAGGATATCGTCAACCGCTGGCGGGATACCAACCCTAAAATCCGGGATCTTTGGTACGCCTTTGATAGCGCCGCCATTCAAGTTATTCAGAATGGCGGGTCTGTTAAGGTCCGGTGCGTTACTTTTGCTAGAGAGTATGATGCGACACGCGGAGTTTCGTCCTTGACACTCCGGCTCCCCTCTGGGAGAAAACTGTTTTATGTTGATCCTGTTATCGGTGAAAATCGCTGGGGCAACCCATCTATCACCTATATGGGTGTCAACGATAAAAACAAATGGGGACGTATTGAAACCTACGGCGGCAAACTTGTGGAGAACTGTGTGCAGGCAATCGCTCGTGACTGTCTGGCTCAGGCCATTGAAAACCTTGAGACCGCTGGATTTCCCGTCGTTTTCCATGTTCACGATGAAGTGGTCATTGACATTGAACCCTTTGCAGATGAAGAGACGATGTTGGAACAGGTTGTAAATGCTATGTCTTTGCCTATTCCCTGGGCCGAAGGACTGCCCTTAAATGCTGCAGGCTGGGTAGGCACATTCTTCAAGAAAGATTAAGGAGGCAATCTTTTATGCTTATTACTACCACAAAAACCTTTGAATCTTCCTGGGCAGCACTGAAGGATGCTGTTAAAAACGGCACGATCCATGATGTGCTTCACAGTAAGGACAAGATTCCCGTTACTCTGAAGAACGGCGAAAAGACCGCCGTTATCGCCACATACGACGAAAGCGGCAAGCCCTTCTTCGTGTTTGAGAACTGTCTGCGTGATCCTCAGCGCATGAACTCCCGTCACACCAACCGGGGTGCATGGGCCAACAGCGAAATGCGTGAGTACATGAATCAAATTTTCGAGTTGCTGCCCGATGATCTGCAGGCGGTGATCGAAACAACTCACATCATTCAGACTCACAACGGCGGAACCTATGAAAGCCATGATAAGCTGTTCCTCCTGTCTGAAGAACAGGTATTTGGTAAGTGCCGCTACAGTGAACCCGAACAGGGTGTATCTCAGCTTGATATTTTCAAGTGTGAGCGTGACCGTGTGAAGGAGCGTGACGACGTTGGTACTGAATGGTGGTGGCTGCGCTCCCCCTACTCTGGTGGTTCCTCCAGTTTCGTATGTGTCTACTCCAGCGGCGGTGTCACCTACTACTATGCAGGCACCTCCTATGGCGTTGCCCCCGGCTTCTGTATTTAATCCAATTCCCTTGGGACCCGGCCCCCGTTGTGGGGCCTCCCATAGCCATTCAGTGAAAATATAAAGGAGTCTCTTTATGAAACACAATTACAAATGGGTGTTAAATTTGGTGGTACTCATTGCCGCCATCCTCACTATCGTTGTTACAACGCTGGGTGTTTTGGCTACACCTGTCATTATGTCCTATATGTACGATACCTGGTATTGGATGTTCCTGTATCTGGCCTATCTGGTTTTGATCGTGGCGGTTTATCTGCTGTGCATCCGATGTAACTTATTTGGCGAAGGAGGCCATCGAAAATGAAGATAATTCTCCCCTCCTATGATATCTTGCCCAGACCCAAAGGTGACGATATTCTGAAGCATATCGAACGCTGCGGACGTATCTGCTATAAGTCCGAAGGGCTTATCACAGAAAACAGTGCTGCTGGCTTTGTCAGCAGGATCATTAAGCGAGGCCATGAGGCCGTGCTTGAGCATGGATCTTTCTGCTTCAGCACCGACCCTTCCAGTTGGCGGCAGTTAAAGTCGCTGATTGGGGAACTGGAAAACAAGGGTTTCTGCTCTTATCTCCGGTTTACGGATGATTCCCGTCCTCTTGTATCCGGTAATGTCCGGGCATGGCGTGATTTTATGAAATCCTGCATGAAAGAGGGATATAAGATCCCCGGATACATGAAGATGTTCGTCAATGAAAATTCCATTTTATTCCCTGAGTATCAGGACGCATGGAACTTCGCCCCCGGACCCTTCGGAGAGTTCTGCGTTGTGGATACTGATGATCTGCTGACCGATAATGAACGCCTTACCCACCGTGATATGACTATCCTATTCACCGTGGATAGAGGTGTATCCCATGAAATCGTTCGTCACCGCCCCGCTTCTTACTGCCAAGAAAGCACCCGGTACTGCAACTACAGCAAGGACGAATTCGGCAAGGAAATCACCGTTATTAAGCCTAACTTCCTGCTACCTCTCAGCGAAGCATGGCGTGTCTGGGAAAAATCCTGTCTGGATGATGAAGCAGCGTATTTCGGTATGCTCGATTTAGGTTGCACCCCTCAGCAGGCCCGTGATGTGCTGCCTACCAGTACCAAAACAGAGATTGTTATGACAACGAATCTGCGAGAGTGGCGGCATTTCTTCAAACTGCGCTGCGGCTCTGCTGCTCACCCTCAGATTCGGGAGGTAGCTACACCGGCGCTGAACGAAGTTGCGGAACGGACCCCGGATTTGTTCTGCGACATTCTGAACGAGGTGCTCACTTGAAACACCTGGGCGATATCACAAAGATCCGGGGATCAGATGTGCCGCCTGTAAATGTCATTATCGGCGGTAGTCCCTGTCAGGATCTGAGTGTGGCTGGTAAACGTGCTGGCTTAGCTGGTGAGCGATCTGGGCTTTTTATGGAGCAACTAAGAATAATTAAGGAAATGAGGGAAGCCGATGCAGGCAGAGGTAGATCAGGAAAAGAACTTAGACCCCGGTTCATGGTGTGGGAAAACGTCCCCGGAGCCTTTAGTTCAAATAAAGGAGCGGACTTCGGAGCCGTCCTCCAAGAAACGATCCGGGTTGTCTGCGAAGCCCCCGCTGTTCCTATGCCTAACAAAGGATGGCCTTTGGCAGGATGCCTCTACGGTGAGGGGGGGGATTGGTCCCTTGCGTGGAGAGTATTCGACGCACAGTTTTGGGGAGTCCCCCAGCGTCGCCGTAGAATCGCACTTGTCGCAGATTTTGGAGGACTCACC